GCCGGGGAGGGCGCAAAATTGTGCGGCGGGTTCAGAACTTTCCGGTTGGCGCAAGGCTGACTGGTGATTCGATGCGGCGCAATGCCGTGTGGATGGTGGTTGTTATGCCTAAGGGTGGTTCTCGGAATAGGTCTGGTCCGCAGCCTGATCCATTGTCGGGTCGGTCGGAGCGGCGCGGGTTGAAGTTCAATGAGCTTCCGTCTGAGGGCTATTCGGGCGTCGTTCCCGTGTTCCCGTTGCCTGAGAATGATCTCTTCACGGGAAACTTCCATGAGCGTGAGCTTGCGGTGTGGGAAGAAGCGTGGCGTGCTCCGCAGGCTGCGGCTTGGGCGCGGGAGTCTTGGCGTTGGCCGGTGATTGCCGAGTATTGCCGGCTGAAGATGCAGGTCGAGCTCGATCCGAAGGCGTCGGCGGCTTTGGTGGGTCAGTTGCATCGGTTCCGTGATCAGATCGGTTTGACGCCGGCTGGGCTGCGGGAGAACGGCTGGTCGATCGTCTCGGATGAGGTCGCTGAGAAGCGTGCCGAGAAGGATGCCTCGGTTCCAGTGCGACGTCTGCGTGCTGTCGGTGGAAAGTGAGTTCGTAGTCGACTTTCCGACTCTGGGTGACATCGGGGATGCGTGGATCACGCGTCATTGCCGGGTGCCTGATGGGTTCACGCGTGGGAAGCCGATGGAGTTGTCGGATTGGCAGTTCTGGTGCACCGCGAACCGGTATCGGGTTCGCCCGGATGCAGTGTTCGTGCCGCCTGAGCGTGTCGGTCCTGATCAGCCTCCGATCCTAAACCAGGCGTTTGTGTTCCGTCAGACGTTGGTGGTGGCGCCGCAGAAGACGGGTAAGGGTCCGTGGTCGGCGTCGATGGTGGCGTTGGAGGCGTGCGGGCCGTCCGTGTTCGCTGGGTGGGCATCTGGTGGGGAAACGTACCGGTGTGCTGCCAATGGGTGCCCGTGCGGGTGGGAGTACGCGTATCTGCCGGGTGAGCCGATGGGTATGCGGCATCCGTCGCCTCTGATTCAGATCACGGCGACGTCGGAGGATCAAGCGGACAACATCTACCGCCCGTTGCGTTCGATGATCCAGTTGGGTCCGCTGCGCGAGCTGCTCGCGGTGCGTGAAGGGTTCATCCGCATCCTGGGCCTGTCTGGTGATGACGATCTGGACCGTATCGACGTTGTGACGGCTTCCGCGAACGCGCGCCTTGGTAACCCGATCTCGGATGCCGAGCAGGACGAGGTTGGCCTGTACACGAAGTCGAACCGGATGATCAACGTTGCGGAGACGCAGCGGCGCGGCGCGGCGGGCATGGGTGGGCGGACTCACGCGACGACGAACGCGTGGGATCCGTCGATGAATTCGTACGCGCAGCAGGTCGCGGAGTCCGGGTCGGCTGACATTTTCGTGTTCTACCGGGACCCTGACCTGGTGTTGCGCGACAAGGAGCATCACCCTCTGTCGTATCGACGCAAAGAGCATCGTCGGAAGATCCACGAGTACGTGTATGCGGGCTCGTGGTGGGTGAACCTCGACTCGATCGAGGCGGAAGCGGCCGAACTGATGAAGACGGATCCGGCGCAGGCGGAACGGTTCTTCGGGAACCGGATCGTGGCCGGCGCGGGGTCGTGGATTCCTGACATTGGTGTGTACGACACGAAGAAGGCTGTTGAGCCGATCGTCGTAACACCGCGGACACGGGTGTGTGGCGGGTTCGACGGGTCGGATAACAACGACTGGACGGCGATCCGGTTGGAGACGCTGGATCAGTACCAGTTCACGCCCCGCTACAAGGTCGGTGACGAGGAACGGCGGGCGATGTGGATTCCGGCACGGTGGGGTGGTCGTATCCCGCGCGCCGAGGTGATGACCGCGTTCGAGTGGATCGAATCAAACTTCGAGGTGGTCAGGTTCTATCTCGACCCGCACATGTGGGAGTCGGAGATAGACACGCTCGCCGCGAAGTACGGGGAGAAGAAGTACATCAAGTGGCCGACGAACCAGGTCGGTCGCATGCATGGTGCGCTCGAGCGGATGCTGTCGGACATCACGAATGAGGATTCGGTGTGGCGGCACGACGGTGACAAGGATGCGCGCACCCATTACCGGAACGCGGTGAAGCGGGCACGTCCGGGCGAGAAGTACATCATCGGGAAGCCTGCCGAGCATCAGAAGATCGACATTGCCATGTCCGGCACGTTGGCGCACGAAGCAACTATGGACGCGATCGCCGCGGGCGCGCTGTCCACGACCGAGGAGTACGTGTACTTCTGAAGGAGGTCCGATGGACGCGATCGCGGCCCTCCAGATGGTGAACAGGATCTACACGCGCCTGTCCGCCCGACGCCCGGACATCGATGAGCGGGAACGCTACTTCGGTGGTGAGCACACGTTGCAGTTCGCGACGGAGGAGTGGCGGAAAGCGAACGGCGCCCGGTACAAGGACTTCTCCGACAACTGGTGCCGTCCTGTGATCGAGGCGGAGGCTGAGCGTCTCGAGCACACCGGCATCAAGATCGCGGGCGCTGATGGTGGCGCGAAGCAGCTGTGGAATCAATGGCTGCTGAACGAGCTACCGTCTGCGAGCTCGCAGGGGTTCGTGTCGTCGCTGACGTCGTCGCGGTCGTTCGTGCTCGTGTGGGGTAAGTCGTCGAACGGTGACGATGAGGCCCTGGTGACGTGGGAGCACCCGTCGAACGTGGAGATCGAGTACGACTGGGCGAACCCGCGCCGTCGTGTGGCCGCGTTGAAGACGTGGGTGGATGACGCGCTCGAGTACGCGACGTTGTATGAGCCGGACGCGGTGTGGAAGTGGGAGCGTTCGCGTCAGCAGCCGCAGAACCTGCGTGAGTCGCAGGCGAAGCAGGCGCGTGAGCGGATGGCGACTGATGGTGGTTGGGTTGCGCGTGAGGTTGACGGGGAGACGTGGCCTCTGCCGAACCCGATCGGTGATGTTCCGATTGTGGAGATCCCGAACCGGCCGCTACTGGCGGCTGACCCTGTGTCGGAGATTCAGGGTGTGATCCCGATGCAGAACGCGATCAACCTGCTGTGGGCGTACCTGTTCCTCGCCGCGGACTACGCGTCGATGCCGGCACGTGTGGTGCTGCATCAGGGGCCGCCGAAGCAGCCGATTCTCGATAAGAACGGGCAGAAGATCGGTGAGAAGCCGGTCACGATGCAGGAGCTTTCCGAGAAGCGGCTCATGTACCTGTCGGGCGACAACACCACGATCGATTCGTGGGAGGCTGCGAAGCTCGACGTGTTCACGGGTGTGATCGAGCAGTCTGTGGGGCATATCGCGGCGCAGACGCGCACACCCCCGCACTATTTGGTGTCGAACAAGGGTCTGTCGAACCTGTCCGGTGACGCGCTCGAGGCTGCTGAGGGCGGTCTCGTGAACAAGGCGACCGAGTTCCAACGGTACGCGGCCCCCTCGCTGCGGGAGGTGTACCGGCTCATCGCGCTCGCGATCGATGACAAGGCGTTGGCGCAGCAGGCACGCCTTGCGACGATCGTGTGGCGCAACCCCGGTATCCGGTCCGAAGCACAGTTGGCGGATGCGCTGCTGAAGAAGAAGCAGATGGGTTACCCGCTCGAGTACCTGATGGAGATCGACGGTCTCGACCCGGTCGACATTGAGCGTGTCATGGCGATGGTCGAGGAAGAGCGCACGGACCCGCAGATCGTTGCGGCGACGAGGGAGCTGAGCAACCTTGCAGGTGCAGGCGGCCAGTGACTACTACCGGGGCCAGCAGCAGATAGCTGTTGCCACCGCGTCCGGGGTCGCGAAGCTGTGGGAGCGGATGGGCGCCGACTTCGATTCGTCGTGGTCGACGGTCGGGCCGCAGATCCTGAACCTGACACAGGTGGGTCGTGCCGCCGCCGCAGCGTCGTCGGTCGGGTACGTCGATGCTGTTCTGGCGGAGACCGGGCAGGATGCGGAGCCGGGCGGGGTTATCGCCCCGTCCCGGTTTCTGGCATCCGCGCCGGATGGCCGCGACATGTCCACGCTGCTCGAGCAGGCTCCCGGGTACGCGAAAGCGGCGGTCGGCCGCGGTGCGGACGTGCAGTCCGCGCTGAAGTCGGCCGGGTCGTGGCTGACCGGCACGCTGCTAACGGTTCTCGGTGACACGGGTCGCGGCGTGGTGGGTGCGGATATTGCGCAGCGCAAGGGGCTCGGGTACACGCGCATGCTGGTGCCCCCGTCGTGCGCGAGGTGCGCGGTGTTGGCGGGGAAGTGGTACCGGTGGAATCAGGGGTTCCAACGGCATCCGCGGTGCGACTGCCGGCATATCCCGTGCGCGGAGAACGTGTCCGGTGATCTGACGACGGACCCGTACGCATACTTCAACTCGTTGTCGCCGGCGCAGCAGCGTCGAGTGTTCGGGATCTCGGATGCGCGGGCGATCAACGATGGTGGCGACATCTACCGGGTGGTGAACATTCGGCAGCGCGGACTCGGGACATCGCGGCAGGCCATCCGGTTCGGGACGCCCACCCGGATGACGGTCGACGACATCTACAAGGTGGCGTCATCCCGTGAGGATGCGATCGCGTTGATGCGCAGTGAAGGGTTCATTCTTCCGCGCGGGCAGGTTGTCGCCCCGATCGCGCCGGGCGTGCGCACGGATGCGCAGATCATCGCCGCGGGCCGCGGCCGGGGAACGTACCGGATCGGTGGCGAAACGGTGACGACGGCGCGTGCTGCACGCTATGACGCTGCCGTGTCTGGTGTGCGTGACCCGTTGAATCGGTCGACGATGACGGCCGGTGAGCGGCGTATCTATGACTCGTTCGTGCGTGCGCAGGACGCGACGAAGGGTGTGCGGGCGCGGACGATCGGCGCGAACGCTGCGGACCGCGGGGTTGTGTACGACGCGCTCAATGAGGCGGCGGCTGACCGGTATCAGGCGGCGTTCGTGCAGAAGATCACCCGCGTCCGTGAGGTGGGTACGACGTCGGAGCGGCGTCTCGCTGACCTGGTGTGGGCGGAATACAACGCCCGACTGTGACTTCCCGCAGGAGCGGGTAGGCCGCGCAATGCGGCACATGTATCGAGGAGCAATTCCTGATGGCAACAGAACCATGCGTTTTTGCGCGTGCCGGCATCGACGGGCTCGCGCTGACGGGACGCACACTGCATGACCTGCGCGGCATCCGCTTCGAGGTCGGGGAGAACGGCAACGCTCCCGCGGACGAGAACGAAGAGTCCGGCGACGAGTCCGAGGACGAGCCGGACGAGGGCGCGGATGCGCTCGGCGACGCCGGCAAGAAGGCGCTCGACGCGATGAAGCAGAAGTGGAAAGACGCCGAGAAGGCCCGCAAGGCTGCCGAGGCTGCCTCCGCCGCGCTTCAGGCGAAGATCGACGGCACCGAAGCGAAGCATCAGCAGGATCTCGAGCAGCAGCGGATGCGGGATGAGGCGCTGTCGAAGGCGAACACTCGCATTCTCAAGGCTGAGGTTCGTGCGCAGGCCGCGAAGAAGCTCTCGGACCCGTCCGACGCGCTCCTGTACCTGGATCTTTCCTCCTTCGAGGTCGGGGAGGACGGCGAAGTTGACTCCGCCGAGATCGCTGCGGCGATCGATGACCTGATCAGCAACAAGCCCTACCTGGCCGCGCAAGGCGGCGACAGGTTCCAGGGCACCGGAGACGGTGGTGCGCGCAACGCGGGCGGCCGGACCAGGCAACTGACGGAAGCCGACCTGGCTTCCATGACCAAGCAGCAGATCGTCGAAGCGAAGTCGAAGGGCGAGCTCGACAAGGTGCTTGGTCGAACCTCTTAGACAAGAAACGGAGTGACCCATGTCGGTCAGCAACTTCATTCCTGTCGTCTGGAACGCCCAGCTCGAACAGGATTTCTACCAGCAGGCCATCGCGGTCAACCTGGTCAACCACAACTACGAGGGTGAGGCCCAGAAGGGCAACACCGTGCGGATCAACACCGCCGGCGCGATCACCATCAAGGACTACAAGACCGGTGTCATCTCGGATGGTGACGTCGGTACGGTCGCTCGCACGACCGCGCCGGATGCGGTGTCGACGACTTCGATCGATCTCCTGATCGATCAGGAGAAGTCGTTCGACTTCCTCGTGGACGACATCGACAAGGCGCAGGCTGCCGGGTCGATGGACACGTTCACCGCGAACGCGGGCATCGCGCTCGCGGCGGACGCGGACAAGGCGGTCCTGTCGGGCATGTACTCGGCGGTCACCGCTCAGACGGCGACGGCGATCACGACCTGGCAGAACGCGTGGGACGTGATCCGTGGTCTGCGGAAGGTGCTGAACAAGGCGTACGTGCCTCAGGGTGGCCGTTCGATCATCATCAACTCGGAGTTCGAGTCGGTGCTGCTGTCGTCCGGGTCGAACCTGATCACGGTCGACACGTCTGGCAGCCCGGACGGTCTGCGGAACGCGTCGGTGGGTCGTCTGCTCGGGTTCGACATCTACGTGACGGACAACACCCCGAACGTCGCGAAGCCGCAGGCGATCGCGTTCCACACGTCGGCGTACACGTTCGCGTCGCAGGTGCAGGAGTCGGAGGCGATGCGGGCGCAGGACTCGTTCGCTGACCGTC